CTTCTTTACGATTCGTGTAATAGACAAATTTTAAAAGCTATTAATCAAAAATTCAAAGTATCTGTGTTGTGGGGCGCTGGAATTAACTGTACTCCGGCCACTTACAGAAAGGGTGTAACTTTTCTATATCCCGATTACATAAAAGATTTTTCTTTGATCGGTGTAAGGGATTATCATAAAGATTACACAGACTATTATCTACCATGTGTTTCGTGTATGCACGACGCATTTACGTTAAACTACGAAATAAAAAATCCAACAGTATTCTATCTTCATAGAAGTAAAACAAAAGATACGGAAATTTCAAAGAATCTACCAGTTATGTATAACGACGAAAAAAACATTTATGATGTAATAAATTTTTTAGGTTCTTCTGAAAAAATAATCACAAACAGCTATCATGGAGCATATTGGGGAATGTTATTAAACAAAGAAGTGGAGATTATTCCATGGAGTATTAAATTTGACTTCTTTAAAAATCCTCCAAAGGTATTTGAACAAATTAACGAACCTAAAGAAAAAAACAAATATCAAGATTTTTTAGAAGAATCAAAAAACTTGAATGTTAATTTTTATAAAAAAACTATAGAGAGGTTTAACGAATGATTCCAGTGTTTATTGGTTACGACCCTAGAGAAGCTATCGCATACCATACCTGTGTAAACAGCATCATAAGAAATTCTAGCCAGCCTGTTAGTATAATACCAGTGGCATTGAATCTTTTTAAGGATTATGCTGAAACACATACGGACGGTAGCAATCATTTCATCTACACTAGATTCTTAGTTCCGTATCTTATGGGCTGGCAAGGTCATGCTATCTTCATAGACGGCGACATGATTGTTAGAGGAGACATCGCAGAACTTTGGGCATTAAGAGAAATGGCAAAAGATGTCCAGGTAGTTAAACACGACTACAAAACCAAAATGCCTATAAAATATCTAGGATCAAAAAATGAAGACTATCCTCGCAAAAATTGGAGTAGCGTTATTCTGTGGAATTGTAATTCTTTTCCTAACAGGAAACTTACTCCCGAGTTCATCCAACGAGCCACTGGTGCCGAGCTCCACCGCTTCTCGTGGTTAGACGATGCTCGCATAGGAGAACTGCCACCCGAATGGAATTGGCTACCAGACGAGTACGGCCCAAATCCCGATGCTAAACTGTTACATTATACATTAGGAACTCCCTGCTTCCACGAGTTTGCTAACACACCAATGGGCGATGAATGGCATCGCGAACGTATCTTAACAGAGTATTGTCAACAACATGATATTTTTAAGTAAGAACGGTCAAGACGAATATATCAATCAATTTGCCAGAGGATGTGGCAAGATTGCTATTCCTTTAGATGATTTTGACTACAACTCGTCAACTGAACCTATTGTGCTTAGGGGAATTCTCAAGCACAAAATAATGAAACAATGCTGGACAGACTCTAGAACATTTTATTATGTAGACACAGGATACTTCGGCAACGAACGTACTGCTGCTAATCCTAATGGTTGGAAATATTGGCATAGAATCGTGAAAAATGACCTACAGCATGGTGAAATTATTCTAAGACCCGACGATAGATTCCGTAAATTTAACAAGGTCATTAACAGTTGGAAGAAGGCTGGCCGAAAAATATTAATAGCGGCCCCAGACGAAAAACCTTGTAAATTCTATGGGATTACCAAAGAACAGTGGTTAAAAGAAACTGTAGAAACTATCAAAAAATACACAGACAGGCCAGTCGAAATACGGGAAAGAGCCCCTAACCGAATAGATAGAATAAAGACATCAACTCTCGCCCAGGCATTAGATGACGATGTATTTGCCCTAGTAACATACAATAGTGTAGCAGCTACTGAATCAGTATTCCACGGAATACCTGCGTTTACTCTGGTCACCAGCTAATGCCGCTAGTCCGGTATCTTTACAGGTATCTAAGCAAGATAGACACACCTTATTATCCAGAAAAGGACAAAGTTTATCAATGGGCCTGTCATTTAGCATATGGTCAATTCCATGTGAGTGAAATGAAAGACGGATCAGCATTACGAATATTGGAAAATAATTTATGAATCTACATTTTGTAACCAGCATATCAAAAGACTACTGGAATAACACTGCCAAATACTGTATTCCGACTTGGGATTTACCTGGAAAGATTACGATTTACGTTGAGCAACGCCACGGTGATCTAGAATGGCTAAAAGAATTGCCTTTCAAATATCAATTGATGTATGCTCCCGATCTCGAACTCGACGAACTCATGGATCGTGCTAAAGTTTTAAAATTTTGGGGCAAATCTTGTGCTCAAATTTATGCTGTTAGAGAAAGAGAACCCGACGAACGGATCATATGGATTGATGCCGATGTCGAACAAGTCAGTCCAGTTCCTGAGCAGGCGTTTACCTTTAATTTTAAAGAGCCGCTGGCAATGTTAAACAGTAGAGACAATGAAGATTGTTGGGAAACTGGAGTAGTTGTGTTTAATCAACAGTACGAAAAACTCAGTCTAGTTATGAAAAAATACGAACAGGCCTGGCACGACAGCGAAATACTTAACAGCCTTTGGAAACCCTACGATGCGCAGGTGTTGGGTTACATAGCCAATGAACGAGGATTTAAAAATCTATGTAATGCTCCGTGTAAAAACATAGATGCCTTAAAAAACAGCCACTTAGGCACACATTTCACACACTGGATAAACAAGGACAATAAATCATTATTGAAAAAAGCTCATGAGCCAGAAAACTGTAACGATCTATCACAGAACAGTTCCGAATCAAAAGAATCAAGAGAAGATTGATCTTTTAAGATTTTTTTCTGTCGGTGTGACCCGTGCTGGGGATCGGGCCGTTGACAGCAATGATTATCAATATCAAAGCACTGACGTTGGAGTTATACAAGGCTGGGTTGGCATTGGTAATAATAAATCTGGCCACCATCTAACATTAAGAAACACAGTCATAGAACAACAAATATATAGAAAAAAATATGTTGTTGCCGTTGACAGTAATTTATTCTTATACGCTAACACAAACAATCCATTACATTATCTAAGATATAGTTTCAATGGAGTATTCCCTAACACTGGGATATATTGCGATGACAGTGTTGATCCAACCAGATGGCAAAAAATTAGCAAGGATCTTGGGATTTCTTTAAAAGATTATAAAATCAACGGCAATCATATTTTACTTTGCCTACAGCGTAACGGCGGATGGAGTATGGCAGACTATGATGTTCAAGAGTGGGCATTGTCAACGATTAAAGAAATTAGAAAGTTTTCCGATCGTCCGATAATTATAAGAGGTCACCCCGGCGATAAAGCAGCTAGAGAATANCTAGATCCTCNCAGTCCTAAATGTAGGTTAAAAAATCTATCGAATGTATCATTTAGTAATTTTGAACGATCATTACTTCAAGACCTNACNGGAGCATGGGCNGTNGTNAATCACAANTCTAGTCCAGTGGTCGGTGCTGCTATNGAAGGNTATCCAATATTTGTCACNGACNCTATTAAAAGTCAATGTAGAGAAATTGCTAACACAGACTTGTCAANGATCGAAACTCCTAATAGACCAGAAAGACAAAGTTGGGCTGAAAGACTAGCAATGTTTCACTGGAATTTTGATGAATTAAAATCGGGAGAATGCTGGCAGCATATGAGAAACTATCTATAATTTGTGATGTCTGGAAACGGTAAATCGTAAAGAAATAGCCCTAAATTTTCATACTGTAGTCTATGAAATATTCTACCTAATAATTCGTTCCACAATAACGGATATTTTGAATCTGTAAATATTCCGTCCTCTCCCTGAACACCGCCATAGATTGCTCTCGGATGATAGGTCCCCGGATTATCTTTTAAGTAAGATATCTTCTCGTCTAAGAGGCGGTTAGTTTCGTTAAGCCATAATTTACTAAAATTGGATTTTGGTTTAAAAATAAAACAATTAACACCTACTAACTGATCATAATATTCCTTGTACGGTTTGTATGCTATGTGTCCAGCTTTGTATTGTTTACACCCAATAAATTCTTTTTCGCTCTCTTCTAATATATTAAAATACTGATTCCAGTCGTAGTGGCATTTTTTAATATCGGTGTACCCTCCGCCGTAGTGATACATAAAGTATGAACGTAAGTAGTCAGACTTGTGGGTTGAACTTAAATATTCAAATCCTTCATGCAAAGGACATTGCGATACAACGTAATTTTGTAAATTTGTTTCGGTTATTAATTTAACTTCAACATTCGAATATTGTTGAATAGTTTTGAAACATTCTGCTCTAGCGTCGGACATTTTCGAACCAAACCAAAAGCAATATATAATTCTAGGAATCATTAAGAGTTTTAAATTTTAATAACTGATTGATTGTATATAACTGTTTCATAAAAATCGAAGGTTTAGATAATACACTCTTTTCTAAATCGCCCTCTCGCCTTGGCCCGACTAACACCTCAAAATCACAGTCGTTAACTTCTTTAAACATCGCTACCATTTCTTTTACAGTAGTACCTACACCGTGACCTAGATTTTCTATCTGGTTAGTTGATTTCGAAATTCCTTGTATCACAGCATGGCAGATCTCATTTACATGTGTATAATCTCTAACGCAGGTGCCGTCTTTAGTATTATAGTCGTCGCCAAAAATAGTAAATTTTCCAGTCTTTGTAGCGGCAATTAAGCTAGCAAATAACCCATCTGGATTCGTTGGATCTATACCATCACTGCCTGTGACATTATAAAATCTAAAAATAGTAAAAGGGATATCGTGTTCTTTACAGAATTGAAACACGATATCTTCCATAGCACGTTTCGATATTCCGTAAGGGCTACCTAACCCTGCCGCTGCTCCTGTAGAGGCAATTACTAATCTTTTAGTTTTAATTTTTCTAAGAACATTTAGTGTTCCGATAGTATTGGTCTGATAATATAATGTTGGATTCAACACACTGCGACCTACTGCTACTTCGGCAGCTAGATGTACAACACAATCATATTCTTCGTCAATGTCCCACACTGTGTCGGCAGTAATATTTTGATAATAGAATTTATCTAACTCAACAATCGAGTCTTGGATGTCTAGTCCGTGTAATTCTACGTTAGGATGTGTTTTCAGTAATTGAGATAGATGCGATCCGATGTATCCACTGTTACCTGTAATTAAAATTTTACTCATTTTTAAATTTTTCCCAAAAATTTCCCTTTCCGCGAACTAATGATTTTTTGCCATCTTCACTAACCAATGCTCTACCCATAATATGGCTGTGAACTTGAATCATAACTATATGTAAATTAATTGCGTTATCTGAGGGCAAGTATGTATTTTTATACATTTCTACTAATTTTTTTGCCGCTTTTGGTTTAATCGCATACCCAGGAGTTCCTGGCATAGACGATTGCCGATATTCTGCGGCATATGGTGTGCCTTCTGGATCTGTAAGATACTTATAATACTTTGCCGACTTAGTCGGATTTCCGAACACTGTTATTAAAACATCGTCCCATTCAACTGGTATAAACGGTCTTGTAAATTTAACATCATCCTCAAAAATTAATATAGGTTCGTTAAGCTCGACGCATTTTTCCCAGAGCCTGTAGTGACTATCAAAGCATCCCATTTCTCCTGGTGAATTATGACTATCTCGAAACGTATCGTCGAATATATGCCCAGGGCCTCCTTTAAAATTCCAAGGATGGTATCTTCTATTGTTTGCGTTATATCTCGATGATGTTTCGTTTCCGTATGATCCTTCAAATAATTCACAGGTCATATTGAAAGATTCTAAGACACGTTTCATCTCAAGTGCTGTAGTTACCGATGATTCAATCTTTGATAAATGAATAATAAAACTTTTCATATTGGAGCAAATACCTTATCGTGATAGAATTGTTCGACTTCTTTGTAACCTAAATTAGATAACCAATTGATAATTTCAGTAGATGTTACCCCGAATTGATCGTTATGTTCGAGCCATTCTAACACAATAATTGGTTTATACTGTTTAATTGTTTCTATAGCACCACGAAGCGCAAAAAATTCATAACCCTCTACATCTAAATGAATCAAATCGCAACCTGATATCATTAAATCGTCTATTCGCATAGTAGGAAATATTCCATCCCCGTGTACTCGACTCACCCCGGCATTTTTTTTCTTATAAGTTAAGCCTACTGATTTATTGTTATCGCCGAGACACGCTTGAAATTTTATAACATTTGATTGTTGTGCGTTATTTGTTAAACAAAAGAAATTTTGTGGATTTGGTTCAAACGTGTACACCGTTTCAAATAAATCAGCATATTGCTTAACGTAAAATCCGCAATTGCCACCTGCTTGAATTACAATTCCTTTTCGTTTACAATGTTGAGAAATTAGAGTCGGTAAATCTTTTTCTTTCTGTAACCATTCCCAACATGCCGAATCACGTTTCGGCCATAGCCATCCTTCTCTATATTCTACATCATATGGTTTCATATTAATCCTATAAATTTTCTGTAGTTGAATATGTGTTTTGTCGTTCGACCCACGATGGTTTCAAATATTCTACCGGAATCACGTTAGTGCCCATAAGTATATCTACTTCATACGCCCCCACTCGTTTAACAAATTGTATCAACGTGTTAGCATGAGCTGGTGCCAGACAGTAAGCATGAGCAGATTTGCTCCAAACCCCGCTATCTAGATCACTTCTTATATTTTTTTTTGAATACTGTCGATGTAATTTTATAATAGATTTTGTTAATTTAAGTGTATTCCAGGGTTGTTGAATAACAGCATCGTGCTCTAAAATAATAATCGGTTCATCTAATTCTATACATTTTTTCCATAACGAATAATGACTCAGGAAGCAACCTTGAACACCGGGTTTGCTCATAGTTGGCTTATCGAGTCGTGGTACAAGGCCTTGAGCAGCCCATGTATTCTTATTGACAGTAAAACCATTTACTCCCCAAAAAACTTCCACAGTCCAGTTAAACTTTTTAGCACTATCGAGACAGTCCTGTAACTGTATTTCACTCACAGCATGATTTTTAATAGCAATTACAAATGCTCTTGGCTGTTTTTCTAAAATCATTGCCAATATGCCTCGGTTCTTTTAATTTTTAAATCGCTTAACTTGCTGCGTCCGGAAGTTTTTCTATCACCCTTTAGGTGATCTAACCATGCTCCCCATTGGCTGTTAATCAACGGATGACCTTCACCTTGAATAATACCCTGACTCCAGTTATGTTGTTGTAATTTTGGAATTGTTTTTCTAACAACATCAAACACATAACTATCGTGCCATTCTTCTAGAGTAAAAATACCGGCCTCTGCCTGATCATACATTCTTTGAAATGCTGTCAAAAACAACTTAGTCGACGCCGATTTTAAATTCATAGAATACAATCCGCATTCTGTGTACTTGCCTTCTCGACCTAGATAACAGACATCGCTGTCGACAGGTATCATTCTTTCGAGATCAGTTAGTGTAATTGCGCTATGGCAAATAGTATCGGCGTCCATCCAAATTAATACATCGGCGTCGATATTTTTGGCACAGTGAAAAATAGTGTAGACTTTATGACTAAATCTTACAGCGTCCCATTTGAAAGGTTTGTGGCTGTCTTTCCTAGCAGCTAATCTAGGAAATTTAGAAATATCTCCGTTAGCATGGGGTACTTCTTTCCAACGCTCTTTGAATAATCTTAGATCAGGAACACCAGTGTCTACATCAGTTAATGTAATCCTACTATGGTCTGGAATTCGGGGATTACACTTTTCCGGATATAGGTGAAGGGTAACTTCTTTGGGCCAATTCTGACAGAAAGTATCAATCATCCGCTGGGCGTATGTACTCAATCCTTTTTCATGAAACGTTGTNACNACCGCAAACTTTCTAGCCATACNTTACCNCAATAAATGCTACTATTATTTATTTTAAAAAAAAGTCAGCGAAAAATCTTGATCTTTCTAAAGAATGATGTTAATATAGTACAATGTCAACCGTAAAGTATATCGAAGATTTNTTTCTTGAACTAGGTACCCATATGAAAACGGGTAGTGTCATCGCNCTTCAAGANGACTATCGNATNGTTCATAGTTTNGAAGATTCGATCGTCTTGCGTAAGGGATTTACAAAAAAACAAGCTGATTATGCTATCAAACTATTAAAAAAATATTCAAATGTATTTGCTGATGATATCAGCGAACACATCAATACTCCTATATGGAAGCTGCCATTCCGTGTTGTTGACTATACTAAGAAAATCACTATAGAAAAAACAGAAACGGGACAACGTGTATTACACATTAAATTTCCGTTCGCTCTCAAAGATATATATCAAAAAGAATTTGCCGGGAAAGCAAATAAATTACCTAGCCATTGGGATTCTGATCTAAAGGTACAGGTTGCTGATCTGTATTCAATAAACATAATCCAACTCTATGAGTTTGGCAAAAAGCACCAGTTTGAGTTTTCTGAAGATTTTCTAGAAGCCGTGAGTACCACTGAGGAATACTGGAGTCAAGAACAGACTCATGTACCTCACAGTCTATTAACTGACAAAGTAACGCTAGTCAACGCATTAACCTCTGCTAGAGATTTTTTTGACAGTAATAAGACTGGTAATGTTATTAAAGATCTGTTCTTGGCTAGATCTATGGGATACCCTGTTACGATTCAACACCCGGAGTCACCAGTCGAAACACTGCTAGCATCTGAAGAAACACATTTCTGGATCAAGGATCTCACAGCAGCTATCTCATTGATCAATGATATCGATTCATGGCCGGTTGTGATAATACTTGATAGATCAAGTGAGATAGTTAACTGGACGCACAATCTTGTAGCTGAATATAAAAAACAAAATCTACCAACTGACCACATCAGAGTCTGTTTTAGATTTAAGAATGATGATCCAAAAAACAAAGACTTTAACAGCTGGGTCAAAGATAACAAGCTCGGAGGAGAAATGAAATCCGGCAAAGTTTTTATTTGCCAACATAAGCCGCCTAAGTGGATGTTGGATGATACGTTTGATAGCTAAAATTATTATCAGTAATACGTTATACCCCCACACTAACAGCGCAGCAACATCAATTATACAGTCGCATCATACTGTACTATATGTAGGAAACATACGTCCGTCGCCATACAAGGAAAAGAAAATTGTACGAGTTGTAAACTAATAATAAAAGACGAAGTCAATATAAAGCTCGAAGGACTTGACTTAGAAACAAGAAGAAAATTAGCTAATAAATTTAAGCTCGATGTCCCTTGGGCTAGATATCAGCCTTCGTATCGTCTAGGAAGATGGGACGGTACTGTTAGCTTTTTTAGCATCGGTGGCACTGGTTATATGTGTCACTTAGAAGAAATCTTAGAGATTGTTACTAGGGCAGGGTATGAAATCGAAGTAGAAGATAATAGAAATCCTATCGATCTTAGATTTAATAAAGTCACTGAAGATTACTGGGCCGACCAAGGCAAGACATGGCCAGAAGGACATCCGGCAGCGGGTCAGCCGATCAAACTTCGAGACTATCAATACGATGCTATTAATAAATTTTTAGAAAATCCTCAGTGTCTACAAGAGATTGCCACAGGTGCCGGAAAGACTATTACAACTGCTACACTAAGTCACTGTTGCGAAAAGTATGGTAGAACTATTGTCATTGTTCCTAATAAGAGTCTAGTTGAACAAACCGAAGAAGATTTTCGAAACGTTGGGCTTGATGTAGGTGTATATTACGGTGATAGAAAAGATCTAAACAAGACGCACACAATTTGTACATGGCAGAGTATCAACGTATTAGATAAAAAATCCAAAGACGACGACGAAGCATTAACACTAGCAGAATTCTTTCACGACGTTGTGGCTATTATCGTTGACGAAGTCCACCAAGCAAAAGCAGAAGTCCTTAAAAATATCCTAACAAGAGACTTGGCTAATTGCCCTATTCGTTGGGGACTAACTGGAACAGTACCGAAAGAAAAGTTTGAGTTCCAGAGCATACTAGCCAGCATAGGTCCTGTAATTAATAGGATTTCCGCACACGAGCTTCAACAAAAAGATGTCCTTGCTCAGTGTCATGTTGAGATTTTACAGACTATAGAAATTAGAGAATTTAGAAGCTATGCTGAAGAATTAAAGTATCTTGTAACAGACAGCGACCGGATGGATTGGATGGCTGAAAAGATTAAAAATATTTCGAATACAGGAAATACATTGGTCCTGATAGATAGGATTGAAACTGGTAAGATGCTGTTAGAACGATTACCGGGTACAGATTTCGTCAGTGGCTCAGTTAAAACAAAAGATAGGAAAGAGACATATGATGAGATTAAAACAAGCGATAATAAGATTATTGTGGCGACTTATGGTGTGGCCGCTGTGGGTATTAATATTCCTAGGATCTTTAATCTGGTTCTTGTGGAACCCGGAAAAAGCTTTGTCCGCGTTATTCAATCTATTGGACGCGGTATTAGGAAAGCAGAAGACAAAGACTTCGTACAGATCTGGGATATGACTGGCGGCACCAAATATGCTAAACGACATTTAACAGAAAGGAAGAAATTCTATAAAGATGCTCACTATCCTTTCACAATTACAAAGGTAACATTATGAGAATATTAACATTAAAAAATACATCGTTTGATCTAAACGAGCTACCCGAAGAAGTAGAAGAAGATACAAGATTTAGCGTTTTAGACAATTCAACACCGTCAGACCCTGATTTCTTTTTCATCCCTTTGATTTTTCTAGAATCATTTAATGCTCCGGCAGTTGTACTAAAAATCGGCGGACACGAAGTACAGATGCCGCTAGATTGGAGCATGATCGTCGGTGACAAGGAATGCGGAATGGATCCTGAAGTACTGCCACTAACTAGTATCAATGAACGAGGGTTTGATGCGTTTGTGTTTAATCCTATCAAAGGATTTAAATGTGAATACATGCCCATCGAGATCGTAAACATTTACCAAGATGTTAAATGGTATTTTCCAAAGATGAAAAATAATCAGTTGTTAACTGTGCCGATCAGAGAAGGTGAGAATCCTCCCTGCGCATTTTTCTGTAAAGAAATTTCTAGGCAAAGTGAAATATTACAGCTAGACAAAATAATTTAATGCCAATACCATTTATGAACAATGACTGGAAAGAAGAATCCTTTAGGCGCCATTGTATCGGACAAAATTTAATTCTTTCGTTGTTGCCTAGGAAATGTTTCTATAGTGGTAGATTGTTATGGTTTAAATACAGTTATAAAGTAACTGCTATGTGGACCGGCCCAGGAACACCAGTATTCGAAGATAGATGGGTTGATAAAAACGAATATCTTTTGAAAAAAATCAAAGGAGATCTTTAATGGGAACGCTGACACCCGGAACAACATATGTATATGAAAAAGCCGACGGAATTGTCTATAGTAGAGAATTTGGTGCTGACCCGTCTACTCGAAAAGAAGTCGGTTGGGATTACGATCCTCGAACTAGAGACGGTCGCCCGCTTCACGAACATCTCATGGAGGATAAGCTGTGGGGGGAAATTCGCAGAGCAGCATTGACAAACGAGATGTTGCGAAAAGAACTAGATCGTGTTAAAATACTGTACGAGCTGAGCAAAAAAGATGAGTGATAATAAACCAAATTTAAGTCTAATACTAGGTGCCATTGACACTAGGTCAAAGGATGTATGGGATGAATTTACCGATGAAGAAAAAAAGAATGTGGGATTCTTTTTATTGAATCGATATGTCAGTAACGTTGAATCTAGAGATCAAGATCTAGTTGAACACTACCTAGAAGTCGGTAACGAACTAATTAATAAAAACTTCTACATTCTCAGCAAGCATCCTAAGTTAATGTGGCAATTGATGTGTGTCTGCGGATATCCTACAAAAAAGATGCAGAACCATAAATGGTTAGCTCTTAAAAGAAAATCTGACGGGTCTGGAAAAAAATCAAAATTCTTACAGACGATTTATCCCCAAGCCAAACTAGATGATATTGAATTAATGGCTAAACTTATGGACACAAAAGAGCTGAAACAACTAGCCAAAGACTATGGCTATTCGGATAAGCAGATAAATGACCTCAAACTATAAATGTGGATATTGCGGCAAAGAATTTGCTAAAGAAAAAACTTTAGCAGTTCACGTCTGCGAGAAAAAACGCAGGCATCTCAGTCGGACTGAAAAACACAGTCAGATGGCGTTGATCGCTTATCAGAAGTTTTATGAAATCACTCAGCGTACAAATAAAAAAACTTTCGATGATTTTGTAGATAGTCCTTACTATAACGCATTTATAAAATTTGGTAGTTTTCTATCTAATGCTAATCCTGTGTATCCAGAAAGATATATCGAATGGGTTGTTAAGAGTGGTGTGAAGTTAGATCACTGGTGTAGAGATGAACTGTATGCTCAGTATATCTCTGAGTTAGTCAAAAGCGAACCAGCAGATGGCGCCATACAAAGAACCGTGGCAACAATGTTAGAGTNGGCAGAACAGAATACAGTCTACANNGGGAACTATTATTTTTTGTTATGTTAATCTAAACAGAGACTACACAGCATATCAGAGACGGATTAGTAAGTCCGTAGGATACATGACTGAAACTGTAAAAGTGGAAGGCAACTATTAACTAAGTTAAATAACGAACAGATAGAAATAATATCTACTATACTTGAACCAGATCATTGGAAACGTAGAGTTTAAAAATTTACCAGACAGATTTAGAATTAGTTAAAGAAGTATTGAAAGAAGCTAAGGTACCTTAATGAAAAANNAACCAAAAAATGAAGAAGTACAAGAGCTATCCGAGAACGAAGAATTTGTATCTGACGACGATGTTGATATTGAAGTATCGTTAGATGAAGAAGACAATTCTGTGTATGTTCGATTTTCAGGCTTTTTCAGACTCAGAAGATGCTGAGGAATACGCAGAAATGTTAGCCAATACATTGCCTCTATTGTTATTTGAATCTACTAGGTTACAATAATGCCAGACATTGACATAGACTTTGCTGATCGATCAAAAGCCCTTGCTGTGCTAAAACATATCAAGGCAAGTCGGTATGACAAAGAACTATTAGCACACAACACTGGAGTTTATCTTCATTCAGTGCCTATTGATCCGATTAAAAATCTCTGCTCAATAAACTACAACGAGGCCGAAGACTTAGGTTATTTCAAAATTGACTTTTTAAATGTTAGCCTGTACAGCGGTGTTAAAGATGAAGAGCATCTTGTACAGTTAATGAATACGGAGCCATTATGGGACTTACTACAACAAAAAGATTTCACGGATTTACTATTCCACGTAAATGGGCATGGGAACTTATTGAAGCAGATGAAGCCTTGTTCCATAGAAGAGTTGGCAATGTGTCTCGCTTTAATCCGTCCTGCGAAACGTCATCTGATTGGCAAGACATGGACCGAGATTGCTGGGGATATTTGGATGAAGCCGACTAACGGTGACTACTACTTTAAAAAGAGCCACGCAGTGGCATATGCTACTGCGATCGTAGTACATATGAATATTATCTGCGAATCTGTAAGCTACGGATTTAGTTGATTATTTTACTGGTTTACGAACTAGGGTAATCGATTTTCTTTTGATTCGTTTCGTTATGATATCGTTAAGACTAGTCACAGGCCCAAACAGCACTCGAACATCTTTGCTGGCAAAGTTTCGTATAGCGTAACGAAACTCCGTCATTTCTTTAGATAAGAAAATATTGATCGGTATTTGTCGATTCGACTCCCACCACCAAATTTCGCCGAGTTCTAAAAACTTGCTCTTTTCTTCTTCAGTCTTAATAGAACTGTAGTCGTACAAGCTAGTAACTTGCGCATCTTGATTAATCACTATACCCACGTATTCGGTACTTACGTAGGTTACTACCGTTATAAACGGGAAATTTTGTTGTAGGTTTTCGCTTATTCTCATCGATAAATATGTAATTAAAGGGCCACCAAATGCAGCTCAATCCGTGTTATTTATATTCAAACAAGATAGAGGTTTATATAAATCTCGACAACTGGCCTATAGAGGGGTATAAAAAAGTGTATCAGCGACCGTTTAACCTATTTAAAGGTGTTGACAATCGATTAGATTTCCAGGTCAAAAATAGAGATCAGAAATCAAAGAGTATTCAAGGGCACAGACTGTTCTTCAATATGTTAACAACTGACTACAAGCCTGTGATTGTATCGAGAGAATGTTCCTACGAAGATAAAGAAAAGGGTCGAGCATACGTGTCGTTGAACGAAGACGACCTTGTTGATCTAGTCTACGGTAGTTATTATTTTTCAATGTATACAACTGCTGAAGACAGTTCCGATGTAAAAACTCCTTTATATGGCGATAGCCAATTCGGAGTAATAGGTACTATCAATTTAATTGCCAATGTATTCCCAGATCCTGTGCCCGATGTTGAGCCGAACCTAAAAGCACTGGCATTAGGGGACTTTTACTATTCGGATGTGTTTGCTGCGTTCGACGACAAAGACTCGCATCTATTCAAACTGTATACCACAATCTTCACTGGCACTGTTGTCATAGAAGCTACAAAAGAAATCACAACAGAGCCGTCTGTATGGAAAGAAGTCGATGTAGTTCCATTATCAAACATCACAGGAATAGTTGACCGAACAGTAGCTGGTGTATGGACACACTTTAGGATTAAACACGGCCAAGACACTAGCAATTCGGCTAAGTTTACTATAGGTCAAAATACCAACGGTCTGTATTCAGCGTCAGTTTACGATGGTGGAAAGGGTTACAGTGTTGGCGATGTTATTACTATCACCGGATCAAAATTAGATGGCGGAGATGGAGTTAACGATCTAAACATCACCGTTACTGCTGTAAACTACGCCGGATCAATAGTCAGTATATCCTGGTCTGGAACATCCATAATAGGCGTTCGAAGTTTTGTATTGGAAGGAACGGGCAATCCTTTAGCAGGATCTCTTGACAAAGTCGCGTATAGATATTAAAATGTATACATGACTCTAGTCGTTGATATATTTAGAAAATACCTACCTTTTAAACATAAGAAAACTCCATCTGGATGGGTAAGCTTCAACGCACCTTGTTGTCATCATCGCGGACATAAGCCCGACGACCGTCAGCGAGCAGGTGTTAATTTTTCCAACGGCTTTGTCTATAATTGCTTTAACTGTAACTATACAGCCAGCTGGCAACCAGGTCGCCAAATCACTCAAAAATTAAAAAATCTAATGCGGTGGTTAGGTGCTGCTGATGATGACATCAATCGCATGGTGTTTGAAGCACTCAAGTCTGAAGCCAGTGATCAACCAACAGTAAATTCAGAGTTGGTTGTGTTTACTAAGAAAGAGTTGCCCGAAGGTAGTTTGCCCATCAGCGAATGGACCGTGGCCGAACTAGATGAAGCAACCGAAGAACAATTAGCCAAAGTAGTTGGATATATCGTTAGCCGGGGCTTCGATCCAATCAATGGCAGATTCTATTGGTCCCCAATGAACGGTATGGAAGAACGTGTCATTATTCCATTCACATGGGGTGACACTATAGTAGGATATACCGCTAGAAAGATACGAGAAGGTAAACCAAAATACCTGTCAGATCAGCATCCTACATATGTGTTTAATCTTGATAATGTTACACAAGAACAAGAATATGTGTTCATTGTTGAAGGACCCTTTGACGCGATGGCAGTTCGTGGAGTAGCTCTGCTACACAGCGAAATTTCCGAGCAGCAGGCAAGGATGATTAATAAGTTAGGTAAACAGATCATTGTTATACCTGATCAAGATAAGTCAGGACTAGGACTAGTAGATCAGGCATTGGCCAATAACTGGTATGTGGCGTTCCCCAATTGGGAAGATGATGTAAAGGACTGTGCTGAGGCAGTAGAACGTTACGGTAATGTATTCGTAACTGTCGACGCCATTAAAACCGCAGTCGACGGAGCGATCAAGATAAATCTATATAAGAAACAGCTTGAGAGAAAGATAGCAGCTCGTCAAGCCAAGGAACAACAATGAACATTTTTAAAAAATTCATCAATTGGCTCAAATATAAGAAACGTGTAAGAGAGCTACGTAAACGTGATCCTTTTATCTACAAATGATTACCTGGGGAATTTCCGCTCTTAACCACGGTACCAGCATCGCTGTGTTCGAAAGCCGCGAGTTAAAATTTTTTGGTGTTAACAAAGAAAACGACCGAGATCATACACTAATCTCATAAGGCTATTTCATCGACACATATTGGTCCTAGTGTTATTGCTTGGTACGAACGGCCCTGGATTAAAAAGACTAGACAGTTGTATGCCGGACAGTGGTCTGCGGCCAAAGACATGTCAGTATTGCCTTCTAAATGGTTGCGTGATTGTCGTGTGGGATATGCCAAAGTAAAATACTTTGCTCATCACAAGAGCCATGCGGCCGCAGGATTTTTTACAAGCCCGTTCAACGACGCCACTGTAGTTGTTTTGGATGCTATCGGAGAATGGGAATCAGCATCGATATGGCAAGGTCAGGGCACCGATCTAAAAAAGATTTGGAGTAGAAGTTATCCAAACAGCCTCGGAATATTCTATTCAGCGTTCACACAACTGATAGGTTATCGACCTGTAGTTGACGAGTATCGACTACAACAGGACAGTATACTAGGTGATCCAGGTAGATATATAGAAACAGTAAGAAGTTATTTTAACGGTGTAGTAGGCCTTAGAGCTAATCTACACTGCGGAGTTTTGGACTGGCCATTTCCAATAACCTGTGATCGCGATCGCTGGGATATTGCCGCAGCAGTACAACAGGTATTTGAAGAACAGGCAGACATGGTCATGCTGATAGCTAGAAGACTAGCTCCCAGTAGAAATCTTGTTTATATGGGCGGCTGTGCTATGAACAGCCGATATAACAAATACCTACAGTCACAATGGGACAATGTTTGGAGCTTGCCCGACCCCAGTGACAGTAGTTCAGCAATTGGCGCAGCACTGCTGGCAATAAATCAGCGAGTCAACGTTAACATAGGTGTTGTAAAACATTTAGATTTAGTGTATAATAATAACATATGATAAAAGATTATGATTTCGATGTACAAAAGTTGTATCTAGAAATAATGTTGTCGGATGCCGAAACGTTTGTTCGTTGTCAAGGTATCTTTGATCACACATTGTTTGATAGACGACTTCAAGACGCTGCAGAATTCATCCATGCCTACGCAGAAAAATATTCTGTGCTGCCGGATCTTTCTATGGTCAATGCCAACTGTAAGATGAATCTACAAGCACCCGGTGAACTCAAAGATGGGCACATGGAATGGTTTCTAGATGACTTTGAACAGTTCACTAGACACAAGAGTCTAGAACGTGCTATTTTAAAATCTGCGGATCTACTGGAAAAGCATGACTACGGGCAGGTAGAGCTACTGGTCAAAGAAGCTGTACAGATTGGTCTTGCTCGAGACATGGGCACTGACTACTGGGCTGATCCTAGAGGTCGATTGATGGGGCTCAAAGATAAAAACGGACAGGTAACTACTGGTTGGGAAAGTCTTGATCGCAAGCTGTTTGGTGGCATGAACCGCGGAGAGCTTAATATCTTTGCTGCGGCATCAGGTGGCGGTAAGAGTTTGTTCTTGGCTAACCTTGGAGTGAACTGGGCCTTACAGGGTCTAAATGTTGTTTACATCACACTGGAACTTGCTGAAGCATTGGTCAGTATGCGTATCGACAGTATGCTCACAGGAGTGGGCACCAGAGAGATTTTCAAGAACATTGACGATGTAGAAATGAAAGTCAAGATGATCGGTAAGAAATCAGGTATGCTACAGGTCAAGTACATGCCATCAGGTAAGACTGCCAACGATATCCGTGCTTATTTGAAAGAGTATGAAATCAAAGTGGGCAAGAAAGTAGACGTACTGCTAGTGGACTACTTGGACTTGCTCATGCCCATTGGCAAGAAGATTTCAGCAGAAAACCTGTTTGTCAAGGACAAATATGTTTCGGAAGAGTTACGTAACTTGGCCATGGAAAAACAGTGTGTGTTTGTCACAGCGGCACAGTTGAACCGTGCGGCTGTGGAAGAAGTAGAATTTGATCATAGCCATATTTCAGGTGGTCTTTCAAAGATCCAGACCGCAGATAACGTGATAGGTATCTTTACCAGCCGAGCTATGCGAGAGCGTGGACGCTATCAGATCCAGCTGATGAAGACACGTTCAAGTAGTGGTGTAGGACAGAAACTGGATCTGGACTTCAACATAGACACACTGCGTATCAGCGATCTACCAGAAGATCAGCAGGATTCGGATTCAGGCTCACAGCGTTCTAACAGCATCATATCGCAGATCAAATCACGGTCCAGCACAGTAATAGATGAAGAAACAGGCGAAATAGATCCCACTCGCGGGGAGCCAGTGGCCAAATCTCGGGCCATAGTCGAGAGCACCAAGCTCAGGCAGTTTATCAACGGATTATCTGACGATGAAACATAACAGGTATGTGTTGTGGACCTGGCAGAGCAGCAGTGACGAAATAGAAATAGATTGGGTAGGTGCTGCACAGCATCTAGGCACAGAATTTGCCAGTTGGATCCGTAGACTAGAGCCCGTGAATGCTCGCTACTATCTTTATCGCAAGAACTGTGACTATCAGTTGGTTCTGGAAGTATTTGACCCCCAGACAGATCAAGAGTATCATACACGCTGTCAGCTAAGGCCTCTAGCAGTATAAATATTACCATGAGAGCCAGCGAATTAATCACCGTAAATCAAAAGTTAAACCCCAAGATTTGGCAGGGTCAAGACCTCAAACCTGAAGTCAGGGACAAGCTGCTGAAGATCGCGGCAGCATTCCGAGAGTTCATCGGTGTGGACATCGATGTCAAGGATGTCACGGTCACGGGTTCAAATGCCAACTATAACTGGACTGCGTATTCAGATCTAGATCTACATTTGATCGTGCCTGGCACACCCACAGACAACGAACGCGAGCTGTATTCAGCTAAAAAAGCCCTATGGGGCGAACAGCGCGACATACAGATCAAAGGTATCACGGTGGAATGCTATGTACAGGGACAAGAGGAACAGCATCACTCAACGGGTGTGTACTCCGTGATCACTGAAGAGTGGGTGGTAGAACCCACCCGAGAGCAGCCCAAAACATCGGACAGCGCGGTCACACAGAAACACCAGGAATTAGCGTGGTTAGTGGGTGCTGCCCTGGACAGCCGTGATCTTGACGCACTACGCAGGGTCAAGGAACGTGTGACCACAATGCGCAAAAGCGGCCTGGAACGTGCGGGTGAATTTTCAGTGGAAAACCTAGTGTTCAAGCTGTTGCGTAACCAGGGCTTGATCGACAGATTGACCCTGATGATCCGCGATCTAGAAGATCAAGAGCTCAGCCTAGAACAACAGACAAGGATCTAAACAATGCCAGCATTGACCGCAGTAGAAGCACGTGACCTAGCCAAAAGCGCTTACACACAAGAAGAGCTAGATGATATATTTTCCGGAATAGACAGAGCCATAGAGCGAGCCGCAGNNCTGAGACAGTTCTTCGTNGATGTGGCCGTGGGCAGCAATGAACTANNNCTGTTAAGNCANTGGGTCACNGCNGCAGGNTATACNCTACAGAACAGTCCCACAGATGTAGCTGCTCTGCCCGTGCGAGTAGACACCAACGGCGTATTAACCGCAGTTAGAGTGGCTTGGCAGGGCTTTGAATTCCGAGCACAGCCCACACTGACCATAGCTAAAAACTCAGTGGTACAGTTTATACTGGATACCAACGGCGCAGACGGTGTGGAAATCTACTGGCAGAACGTGGGCACCGCTCCGGAAATAGATTTCGCAGATTCCACCAACGAAGGCACAATAACAGTCACTGGTAACTCAGCTGTGATACTACGTGGTGTATTGTTGACCGCAACCACAGGTGCTACNATACAGATAGCTGCTTTTGTCAACTANGACGGCACTCTNCANCANGTGGCAATTTCCCAGACTGTGACCATAGCCTAGGTCTTTTAGCTGCGAAGCAGCGCACGAAGTGCAAAGCGGTTAGAGAATTTTTTCCAGTGAGTTATCAGAGTAGTTAATGGTAG